CTGTCTTCCAAAATACGCCTCTGAGTCGGACGAGACTGCTTCTCGTACACCGTCTCATAATCAACAGGATGCAACTTGCCAGTCCATTTGAGCAACTCATTCGCGAACTCTTTCATGCAAGCTAACATAAAAGGTGTTAGCTCTCCACCAAGGGTTAGTTTACCCCTGTTACGTGGAGGACGTGCTGGTCCAGGTGGAACCACGAAATTGACATTACTGCCTTCGCGGACCACCTGCACGTCCTCCACTGTATTGGAACCCTGATTGCCGTGAGCTTCTTGTAAAGCTACGACTCGGGTCTGCACAGTTCTTTCGTCATTGTTGCGACTACGGTCTGGCACAAATGCTCCATCTATGATGGGCTTCATGAACGCCACCATGGACGGGGGGCCTGGTTCATAGCTAGCGTAGTTCTTCACATACTGATAGCTACGGACCCCATCCACGGTGCTTACCATTTCCTTACTTTCTCCCAAGCGGCCTTTGATCTTACCCGTCAATTCCAGGTAATATGCAAGTAGCACTTCAGAACCAGCTGCCGTCGATGGGTCCCCTCCGGGACCAGCCATCTTCGACATGACTGAAGCATGAGTAAGCGATTTGGTGCTGTTAGCAACAACTCCAATCGCCTCATCTACTTGCACTTTCACATTGGCACAGAGGTACCCTTCAACATGCGCTGTAGACACTCTGATTCCGTCAGACGTGTCCACCTTCAAGCGCACGAAGTTCCCCTCGATGGGGTCGAGTCTCGTCAAGGCTTTGCACGCCGCTCTACGGCGCGCAATCCAAGGCACGAAACACCCAGCATACTTACGGAGCGGCGTGGCCAACACCAACTGATGGTCGTCGTCCACAGCCTTACGCTCCAATGAGTACACAGTGTATGTAATTGGCCAACAGCCAAAACACATCCTCGATACCCCAACAGAGTCACCGGTCCAGTTCCACAGCTTATGCTGGTACTGAGCCCCACCTGACACATTATACACGATTTCCCCTTCCTTGTTGAATGTATACTTATACTCACCTTCCGAGCGAGCTGCAGCTGAAGGCTGCAAAGTGTACATCAACACTGGGCGTGCATGGTGTGCCAAATGGTCCGACATGTCTACATAGTAGTCCACGTCGATAAACACTCCAAGATCTTTATCCCCTTTGATCCTTGAAGCTGGCTCAGCATTGAGGTCTTTTCCCCAATGGTACGTGCGAACGGTGGCTCTGCCACGTTCTTGGTCTGCCTTAGAACCCTGTATGAATACAGGGTCATATCCCGCTAGGGCACCTAGCGAGTCGGCAAAAGCAGAAGCGGAGCTGCGTGCAGCGGCTGACTTGCCATGCGTGTGACCACGCACGACAGCCACCGGCGGCAGCTCCGTTTCGGAGTATAAGCCACGTAACTCTCTCATGGGGTTAACGTAGCTGATACAGGTTTGGCTCAATACCTCCGTCAGCACAATATCAGTGCGTGAAACGTAGGTAGAGCGGCCGCAACACCAGAG